GCATTTGAACACAGAGAGACTCCTGAGAATTCGGACCATGCGGAGGCATGTCTGTGAATTTGAACTTTCCGCCACAGTTTACTGGCAGGACGCCGACGTCATGGTAAAGCTGGGCTGAGTATGGCGGGCATGCACCAGTGTCTCCGTACCCAGTCACCGGGAGGTATCTTCCCGCAAGATACGGCCAGATGAATGCGGTCTCAACGGGCTTCGGACCAGAGCCGGTTGTCACGTAGTTGGCACACCAAGCTGTAAATGCCGCCTCCCCAAAAGAGCACCCGTCGCAAATGCCTGTCTGCTGAGCAAGCGGCGTGAGAACTTTGCCGTCCTCACCGCAGTCGATCAGCTTTCTTCTGGATGTGATCGCATCGCCAGAGTTGAGCCAGCTTGCGACATACGACTTCAGGTTCACATAATGAACCCCACTGGCGATTGCTCTTTTTGCTGACCCAGCAAACTCACTGTGCGAAGACGAACATGCAGAACTGACGGCGGCTGTGCTTGCGGCGTCTTTGACGTAACCAGTCGGGCACTTCAGATAATCCATTCTGTGTTACCTCACGTCCTTGATGAGCTTTACTTCCTCTGGCGTTAAATCAGACGCTGGCTTCTTGCCAACGGCTGGGCATGCCAGCCTGACTCTCTTGCAGTAGTCTTCTGGCACCCCGATCTTTACGCCTTGATTCAGTATTCCATCAATCAGGGCACTGGCCTTAAAGGCTGGGTCTGAGTTTGCAAGCTCAGCTTGTCGAGCAAGCTCAGCAGAGAACTCAGCCGCGTCAAAGCTTTTGTCGACCTTGATGTCGACCTGCTTTTTGTCGTCCTTGCTTTCGATTGGTCGAACCGGGGCGACAGCGTTGCACCCCTGAATAAACAAAATAACCACGCAAATCCACCGCATGGCACAATCCTTACTTGCTTGGAACGGGGAAGACGTTGTCACGCATTTCATCAAAGCAACTTCTGCCAGCCAGTATGAGTCCATCCTTGGTTGGGCCATCTGGCATCGACGCAGTAATTGCCATAATTGCTGTAATCTGGGCGAAGTCCACAACATTTTCAGCAACAGGCTGAGTGAGATTTGATGGAAGACTTCTTGCAACAATCGTCCTGATTGTGTTGATGATCCCGGCACCAGTCAGACCAACGCCACCCAGCAGCGACACGATCAGTTGAATCCACCCGCTTGGCGTCAATGCTACAGGCGATGACCCCGAAACAGTAGACCTAGCTGGGATGGCCACCTCGAAGCCAAGAACGTTCGCGTAAACAAGGCAACCAACGCCGACAAGAAGCAGCACGCCTGCTGGAATTTTGCTGAGCATGAACCTAATCCTTAATTTGACCTTCGGGGGGACCGTCATTATCAATGGTACTTTCTTCGAACGGGTTTGGGAATCCCGTCTGAGACAAAAGAAGAGCAAGCCGAGGAACGTCTTCAAGACGAATGGTCATCAGCCACGGTTGGCGATTGGTGCGATGGCACACAACCGGAATCTTTTTACCAGCATCACGAATGGATTGAGAAACGGCACTCTTGAGGTTGAGCTTCTCTACTCTCTTGCATTCAACGTGAACACCGTCAAGGCCGACAACATCCTCGCCCTCAATCCCAGAAAACTGCTGGCCCCTGCGACACTCCGAACCAAATAGCCTTGTAAGTTCTTTGGCAAGCTCACGCTCGCCAGCCTTTCCCTTGTTCAACGAATGAACCATCTTGCGTCTCCAATTTGAATCCATAACTTTTTTCAAAAAAATACAATATTCTTCCCTTTGATGTATTGTCAACAGGAGAAGTCTATGCTGTCATTTTGAGAATGGATTTCCAGAAGACGCATGTTTCAAAGGATTAAAGATGCCTGACCTGCTTCCCGTGCCAGACGCTCCAGACACTGCAGCCGTGATTGATGACAGCATTCCAACCACTGTCGTTGAATCAACGCCAGCACCAGTCGAGACCGCCGCCACCTCCCTGCGTGACCTCCTGTCAGATACGTTTGACATCCCGGAAGGTGTTAGCGACGAAGATTTTAAGAACAGCATGCTGGAGTGGTACGAGAGATCCAGCCAAGTCGGTAGCGACGACATCAACCAACTTCGCCAAATGGCGGTACAATATCAGCAAATTGCCCCGCAACTTACTGAGTTCCAAAAGTGGCAACAATCTCAACAGGCGAAGCCTGAGCCGGAAGTTGTTGACGAGTGGGCAATGCCGGAGTTGACGGCAGTCGAGCAAGCACTTGTCAAGCCCGGTGAGAACGGAAGGTTTGTTCCGGTCGAGCCAGCGGACCCGGTTGCTGTAGCTGCGGCAACAAAGGCGAATCAGCGAGCCGCAGTTCAGGAATCAATCGGCAGGCTGGCGATCACAAACCCGAAAGAGTATGCACTGCGTGCACTCAAGAGTGAACTCGACAGACGCGAAGCTGCGTTCGAAGAGAGATTAAAGCAGTTCGAAAGCAGGTTGACGCCACTGCAGCAGCAGCAACAGGCTGCTGCACAGCAGGCTGAGTTCGACGCATTTGTCGAAGCCAATTCAAGCCTGTTCATCAAGCTTGCTGAAGATGGAAAAACTCAGGTCTGGTCTGAAGCTGCCGGGAGGTTCAGTCAAGAGTTTCAGTCGCTCACTGAGCGTGGCGTGGACCCAGTGGTAGCAAGAGATATCGCACTCAGGTTGGCACAAGCTTCGGCACCAGCCGCCCCAGCTACGCCAGCTACACCGGCTGCACCGATCCAGCCCAAGGCACCAAATCCACAGCGAGCGGCTACCAGAGCAATCGAAGTTGCTAAGGCTCGCGTACCTCAGGTTGACGGCAAGCCGGTTGTCCCAACCGGTCGAGCCAGAACCTTGTCCCAACTTGTTGAATCAAAGTCGCGGGAGTTCGCGGCAAGCAGCGGAGCGACGTAAGCCGCACCTCTGTTAAACCCTGCCACAGCCAATGTGGCTTTTTGAAAGAAGGAGTCAAGTAAAGTGGCAGTGCTCCCAACAACTGCAATTTCAACCGCCAGCACGTTCTTCTCTGAAGCGACGGACCTGACGTTCCGCAATCGGCCAATGCTCGCGTGGCTCGACCACGGTGGTCGCATCGTTCGCGACCAAAAGGGCAAGGATGCGAACTGGCTTGTTCAGTATCGCAAGAAGCAGGCCGGGACTTACACCCGGTTCCAAGACTTCGAATTCTCTGACGAAGAATTCTACAAGGCGATGAGCGTCACCCACGTCTGGCTCGCTGGACACTCTGGGATGGACATCACGCAGACCGTGGAAAACGATGGCGACACCGCAATCGTTCGCGAGTACCTGACCAGAATGAGCAAGTGCGTTGACTCGCTGCAGGTCACCCTGTCGCGAAGCCTGTACGCAGACTCGTCTCTGGCGGCAAACGCCGGTCTGTTCACTGGCATTGGCTCGTTCATGAAGGCTTTGACGACCTGCACAACGAACGACCTGATCGCTCAACCGGGGACCACGTATGCTGGGCAGCCGACCAACCTCGGCTACTACGGCGGCTCTTGGTCGTCGGACATTCCATCCGGTCAGCGACCAAGCACCCAGCTTGGAAATGACTGGCCAGACGGTCACGGCCTGACGGAAATCGAGTACGACTGGAACGCACCGCGTCTCTACAACGAAAACACCTCGAAGTGGGGCGGCACCACAGCAACATGGAGAGACAACTGTCTCAACATGCTGTCTCGTGCAAACGTCGACATCCTGATGAACAGCAGCGAGGCAATCCTGCCTACGATGCACACCACTGGGTCAACCAGAATGGCCCAAATGAAGTCGAAGCTGCGTGAAAATGTCCGAGAAATCCTGCCGCATCAGGACAGCAAGGACATCGGCTACGCTGGCGAGACGATCAACTTTGAAGGTTCGGTTGTTGCACTCGACCACGAGTGTCCAGCAGATCGAACCTACTCCCTGAACCTGAACGGCATGCTGGCGTACTTCATGGGCACGCCAGATCAAACCAAGGTTATCTCTGGTGGTGACATGGTGACCGGGGGGATCTTCTTCGGCTTCGGTCCTGAACGAGTCTCCGGTTCCGGTAAGATCGCTTGGGTTGTCTGGTGCGGCGGCAACGTCCGCTACGTCCCGAAATACTTCGGGTGCCACAAAGACTGGACTGTGTAACCTCCGCAATCAACAGGGGCTGGTACGAGCAGCCCCTGTTACTCTTCTACTTCCCCATCAGACTAAACTCAGGAGACAAGCTCAATCATGTTTCAAGGGACAGCATTCCCGATCAACACGTACGAAACAGACTCTTCGCTTGCTGAAGCTGTCGGCATGACGAGAGACTGGGCGGACGAAGATCGGTCAAAGCAATTCGCCGTCAAGAACTCCGCGTTCCCGGTTCGGACAATCCTTGTTCAGAACTCGTCCGGTGGTGCACTCACCCCCGGCATGGCACTGAAGTGGGCTGCCGGATACTACGGAACGAAGGTTCAGGCGGCAACAAACGGCGTTCCGATTTGCGGATTCGTTCCAGCGTCCATTCAGACTGCTGCAACAATTCCGACCGGTGCCTACTTCTGGATGATCGTTCACGGACCAACCTCGGTACTCAAGAGTGCCGCAGATGTGGCTGAGGGCGACCAGCTTGAAGCCAGTGCAACAGCCGGGTACTGCAAGACTGAAGCCACGGCACCAGCCGCCAACAAGTTGGTACGCGGTGCAACAGCTTGGGCTGCAGACGCCAGCGGTGGTACGGCACTTGTCCGTGCTATGGTCGACTGTCGCCTGTAACTCAGGTGACAAGCAGCTTACCAACAAGACCGTACGTGGCACGCTGCGTACGGTCTTGTTTTTGTGATCAGGATAATCACATGTCAAAGACGGTTACAGCACCGGGCTCAAACGAAAAGATTACACACGGTGGACAGAACGACGCGTTCTTCATAGATGACCACCACAGAAGATGCGTTGGGTGTGATCTTGAACTTGAGATAGAGTGGTTCTTCCCATCAAAGAAAGGCGATCTCGTCAAGGTCTCTCCGCTTTGCAACAAGTGCTACCGAGAAGAAACGAAGGTTGCGATCAAAAAGAAAGAGCTTTCACTCTCTTCGCTTCGAGAAGACGCCATCAAGGAAATGGGCGGTGCACTCAAGAGAATACTAAACAGGCCGGTTACGCGAGACGATGGACCAGATATCCACGAACTGGCGAAGAAATCAATCGCAGCGATTGTTGACCCGGTGAGCGGAGAGACTGGCCAAGACGGTCTTGCTGCCATGGTTGGTAGAGAGCTTGGAGAAATCTTCAAGTCTACCTCGGCTGACACGAGAACAAGAATCCTAAGGCAGAAATGGGCAACGACGTTCATCAGCATGCAGGAGGCGATAGCCAAGCTTAAGAATGATGAGCCAAAAATTGCTGATCTTGACGAAGATCAGATTCAGGCACTTCTTCAATTTGCCTCAAAGCAGGTTGTTCTTGAGTCTGCAGAAATCAGAGAGGCTTTGTTGAATGACCCGGAAGTGCGAGCGGCATTGCTAGAAGATCTGAAGATCCAGATTGTGGAGGCTGACGCAAGTGGCACTCAATAACGCGACCGTTCTTCAGGTCATCCAAGAGGCTGCCTCCCGCCGAATGGATAGCCTGCTGATGTTCAGACCGATGGCACATCAAGAAGAATTCTTCTTGAATGAAGCCACACAAACTGGAATCTTTGGTGGAAACCAGACGGGCAAATCCACCCTTGCTGCTGTTAGGTTCGCTGCAGTTGCCAGAGGGAAGTCAGTGACATTCAATGACGGAAGAAAGATTCCACAAAGAAGACGCGGCCAAGACGGAAGGCCGCTTCTAATGTGGGTCATCGGGCTGCAATTGAACCACATTGGGGAAACGATCCACAGGCTGCTGTTCAGACCCGGTGCTTTCAAGATCATCAAAGACAAGAAGACCGGGCTGTACAGATCTTGGAACCCCCTCGACCCAGATGATAAGGCTCGTGAAGACGAGTGCAAACCAGCCCCGCCGCTGATTCCCGAGAACGAAATCGAAAGCGAATCTTGGCACAACAAGGGCAGCAAGCAGTTTGACTGCATCACGCTCAAGAACGGAACGAGAATCGTTGCCTACGCCAGCACTGCTGAAGTTAAGCAGGGCGATCAGGTTGACTTCATTTGGATCGACGAGTCAATCCAAAATCCAAAGCACTATGACGAATGGCTAATGCGTCTGATTGCCAAGCGTGGATTCATTCAGTGGTCAAGCTGGCCAACCAAGGGGATCAATTCCGCACTGATTGGGCTGCACGAACTCTCTCAACGAGAAGAAGGAAAGCCGAAGCCTGCAGCAAGATCGTTCTACTTTGATCAGGCTGACAATCCGTACCTGCCAAAAGAAATGCTCGACGAAATCTGGGGTACTGGCCAGATGGATGAGGATACCCGCAAGACACGCGGTCGCGGGCTGTTCCTTGTCGACAACTGGCTGATGTACTCTAGATTCAACCCAGCACTGTGCTCGGCACTTCCAGACAACCCAGACGAAGACGATAAGCTTGCGGCAGCAATAAGACGCCACGGTGGTATCCCAGAAAGCTGGACGCGGTATATGATTCTCGACCCCGGAACAGTGAACCCCGGAGTCCTTTTCGTTGCCGTGCCACCCCCGGAGCTTGGGGATTTCTTTGTTCCGTACAGAGAAATCAAAGAGCAGAACGTTGACGCAGACCAGTTGGCGATACTAATCAAAAACAGAATCAACGCATCAAATCCACCAGAGAGAATCGAGTCGTTTGTCATTGACGGTCGTGCCGCAAGAATCAAGCCAATGGGATTCAGTCTCTCAATTGGTGCAAACTACTCTGTTCAATTCAAAAAGCACGGAATCAGCAGCGTCAAAACTGGAACAGGATTCACATATGGATCTGATGATGTCGACAGCAGAATCATGAAGCTTCAGGCAGCAATGGCCATTAACAGTCTCGGTCAGTGCAGGCTGAGAATCTACGGCTGCCCGAACCTCGTGAAGCAACTCTCCAATTACAGAAGGGAGTCGGACTCGTCTGGAAACCCCACTGACAAGCCAGCCAAGCGTCAGGTTATTGACTTAGCAGTCTGTTTGGAATACTTTGTCAGCCGGAGCGACCTTGTGTACGTTAAGCCAAGGGCTCGACAGTCGTCACAAAATTCTGTAGACTCAATATTCAATGAATTTTTCAGCCACTTCGACAAAGCGGTTGGAAACAGGAAGTCGACAATAGTTTGTGGCCCCGGATTAGCCAAGTAATGGAGACGCAAAGTGGAAAAGAAAGTCCCAATCGGAACGCCAGTTCACTACTACCCAGAAGGTGTCAGCTTCAACAAGCATCCTGTTGCAGCCACTGTGCTTGACTACAACGGAAACGGAATCTGCACCCTGCTCGTTCACACCGAGTCAATCAGATCGAGCGTTAAGGTCAATGTCTGGCACATTGATTCACCTGAACTCGTCGAGAAGGAACATCTTCGACCGCTGTACGGAGCGTGGGATTACCACCCTTGGTTTCTACCTCCGGTCAATGACCCACAGCCAGTGATGCCAAGCACGGAACACAAGCCTACGAAGGCCGGGCAGGCAAAGCGGGAACTCATTGGAACCGATTCGTAAGACTGACACTACAGGCTGGGCCGAAAGGCCCAGCTACTTTGTAAGCAGAGCAGAATAAATGGGCATCGACACACAGCCGCAGCCGATGACAATGTCCAACACGACCGCTGTGCCAACGCCTGTGGTTCCAACCGGAGAAGACTACAGTCATTACACGAAGCCGATCGTGAAGTTCTGGGCTGGTGCACTCAAGGCTGCAAAAGACAAGCGAACTGAATTTGACACGATTGCCGAGCAATGCCGGTCGTTCTACAGCAAGGCTTCGAGCTTTATGTGGAACCCAGAGTATCTGAAAAAGTACGTCGGCCAGACTGTCGTTCAGCCAAAATTCCAGATCACGTTCAACAAGGCGTACGAGTATGTCACCATATTCACGCCAATGCTTTTCTGGGAGTATGCTGCGAGAAAAACCGAGACATACACACCGGTTCGTCTTGAGGTAAGCGACGTAGCTATGGCACTTGCTGGTGGAGATCCGTCGGCAGCCCAGTGGTTTACGCAGATTCAGCAACAGCAAGAGATCGAAGACGCCAGAACAAAGCTCCGCGAGCAGGTCATGGGAAAGTACCTCGACTACTCGCAAAGAATCCAGCCCGGAGGTCTGTCAGGCCACAGCACCCTCGGCATTGGCGACGGCCTGCTGACTGGTCGCGGGTGTCTGTGGACTCAGGCGTACACATTCCCCGGCTCCCAGAGAACGCTGACTGGAAGCTTCTGGGTTAGTGTTGACGACATTCTGATCGACCCGGACTGTAGAGATGTCACGCTTGCCGATGCACGCTGGATTGCACGCAGACATCGCAGTCACGCGTGGCAAATCGAAAAGATGTTCGGCATACCAGAAGAGTTGCTGAGAAAGAACTCATCGACGTTTTCGGCGAACGCCACTCCGGGTGTCAGCGGAACCTCAACCAGAGACATGGCCGCCAACAAAGATGCCAAGGGTGACGTCATCGAATGGTGGGAGATCTATAGCCGTGCTGGATGCGGCGAAAAGATGTGCGGAAACAAAAGCATCGACCCTCTGTTCGATCAAGAACTCGGGGAGAATGTCTACCTGTGCATCTGTCCGCACTTAGACTTCCCGCTCAACATCCCAGCAAAAGACTTCGATCTGCTGACCATTCAGGATTTGATTGACGCCACTGAATGGCCAACTCCATTCTGGAAGACAAACGAGTGGCCGCTCAGCAACCTCGATTTTGTTCCACGCGACGGGAAAGACCCGTGGCCACTTGCTCCACTTGCCGCAGCACTTGGTGAGATGACCGCCCTGAACATCATGGTTGCCGCGTACATTCAGGGGTGCTACGAAAATCGCCAGTCGCTGATTGCGTACCTTGAAGGTGCCGTAACCGACATAGACAAAATACTCAGGTCTGAACAGAGTCCGCTACCAATTCCAATTAAGTCGGACCTGCAAAAGCCGCTGCAAGACCTAATCCATTTCATGAACAGGCCGGACATCAACGGGGATCTTCTCCGCGGCATCGAGTTCATGCTTCATCGAGTGGAGCAAATTACTGGCCTCAGTGAACTGCTTTACGGAAACAGCACTGGTGGAGTAGCAAGATCCGCAGCAGACGCAAACGCCAGACAAAGCAACGTGTCGATCCGGCCAGACTACATGAGCAAGCAGGTTGCATCATGGCAAACAGCCGTTGCAAACAAAGAGAAGATCTGTGCGTTCTACCACGTTAAAGCCTCGGACATCTCTGAGCTTCTTGGACCAGTTGGCTCTGAAGTGTGGACGCAACTTGTTGAGCAAGAGCCTGACGACTCGGTTCTGATGAACATGCATTGTTACGTCGAGGCGAGCGAAATCAGGAAGCCGGACAGGGCTCGCGATTTCAGCAACATGCAGCAAATCACACAGACCGTAATTCCAGTCTTGGCTTCGCACGCCACAACGACCGGAGACTACGAGCCGCTCAACGCATTCATGTCAAAGCTCGGCGAATCCATGGAAATGGACTTAACGAGCTTCGCTATTCCAAGCCAGCCTCCTCAGGAACCAGACCCGGAGCAGCAAAGAATCCAGCAGGAGATGCAGCAGGCACACCTTGAAGAGATTATGGCCAAGGTGGACAAGCTCATGGCTGAGGCCGACAGCATTCGTGCTGGATCAGACCCATCATTGAAGATGGCTGAGTTTGAGCATCAAGCTGGAATCAAACAGGCTGAATTACAGAACAAGCTTGATGCAACTCAGGCGACACTGCAGATGAAGCACGAGGCTCACTTGGCTGCCCTTGGAATCAAAGATCAGGCGGCACAACAAGACTTGGCAGCAAAGGCGGGCCAGCATGAGATTGCCATGAACGCAGCCGGTATGAGGGCACTGCAGAGCCTTGACCATGCGGACGACACGCACCAACAGGCTCTCGACCATAATGATGACAGGGCCGCACAGTCACTGCGAACAGCAGCAGCCACCGCATTCATGAAGATGATCAACCAAGGGCAAATGGCTGCGGTAAGGCAGGCTAACCGTAACAACCCGCAAATTGGACAAAGTGAATAGGATTATCACTATGGTCTACAGTCTTCCGGTTCAACTGATTGGCGAGCAGTGTAAGTTCGCTTGGAGATACTTCGAGCTTCGCGGTGAAGGTCAATCGAGAAACATGGCCCTCATCTTTGCCTTTAGGCAGGCACCGGGAATTGTCACCGACAGCACGTACTTCCAAGGCAGCAGAATGCTGGGGGACGTATGGGGTGAACAGCAGGCAAGCGAGCTTGTTAAAGAGGCTGCCAAGCATGGGTACACAGTTGGTGCAAACGACAACTACAACCCAACAAGAGCAAGGTTTAAGGGCGACCCGCTTGCATTCACGAAACACGCCGAAGGAAGAACAAAAGTTCACGAAGTTTGTGAACTTCGGGGTATCGACGCGCCGGAATACGGTATAAAATCCAGCGACAAGAACAAAGGGCGAATCCTCAAGACGGCGAGAGACGTTGCCCCGGACATTGTCAGAAACGAAATCAGGCTGGCCCTGAAAGACGGCGACGTCAGAAAGCCAAAGAACATGGTGGAAGACGCAATCTCGTCACTTACGTTAAGGCAAAAGAAAAGGAAATAAATGTCTGCGTACTCCCCATCATTAGTTGGGTCAATGACGACTGAAGCACCGTTCTTCAGGAACGCCAACGCGAGTCTGTTTCCAGTAAGCTGCATTAAGCTCGCTTGGACTGCTGGCGTCGGTGGTGCCGTTGCTGCACAGACGCCACTGCGATTCAATGGACAGATCGTAAGCGTTGTAACGGAGCCGCTTGTCGTCACAACCGCCTATGACGTCACGCTGAAAACAAACCTTGGCATCAACACGATTGGGTCTGCCACCGGGAGATCCACGTCGGCCAATGAGCTTGTCGCAGGAAGCTCACCAAACAATTACGTCGATGACCAACTGTGGCTTGAAATCACGGGAGCGACTGCTGGCGACACAGGAAACGTGTGGGTCTACCTGAAGCAATAAGGTTCTGCAGTGCACACATTCAGCGATCAGCTTCAAAGCTTGGCAGACAGGTATCAAATCAACCTGACTGCAGCGGCGTCGAACTACCACAGACGAATGGCAATCGACGCCATCAATGAAGCTTACAATGAGATCGGGAGGAAGCACCCATGGAGATACTACATCCGCAGGTGCCGCGTAAACACACGTGCTGAGTTCACTGACGGAACGATTGAGTACGACTCATCCGCAAACACCCTGACACTCACTGGGGCGACTTGGCCAAGCTGGGTTCTGGATGGCCTCCTTGTGATCGAACAAAACGTGTGTCAGCCATTGCAGGTAATAGACAGCCACAGTATCAGCCTTCGGCCAGACAGGTCGCCCGGAGCAGATGTCGCCGCTGGATCTCAATACCACCTGTTTCAGTCTTCGTACCTCATGCCTTCAGACTACTTCTCCCTGATGCACATCGAGGAAATTACGCGATACTGGCAGATTGGGTACATCTCTCCAGATGAGTACCACATGCTGCAAGTGCCTTGGCTCATGCCGGGGACACCTCGGTGGTGCACGATCATTGGCAGCAACAATCGCAACAGGGGTAGATACACTCTTGACCTTCTGCCGCCACCGATTGACGCCAGAACGCTCGACATGCTTTACAGAAGCACCCCAAGAAAGAGGGTCCTCAACCAGCCGTACACGACAGGGCTGGCTGCCACCGCTGGATCAACAGTGACATTCACTGGTGGAACAATTCTGCCAGACAACATCGAAGGGTGTGTCCTGCGATTTGGATCAACAGGGGTTCTTCCAACAGGCCCATCCGGGGAATCCCCCGCCGTATTCGAGGCTTCAATCCAGAATAGGGTTGATGAGGTGACGCTTGAGATTGAGCAGGCCCCGCTGTCTGATGTCGGTCCGGTCGCATTTAGCATCGACGACCCCGTCGATATCGACGAGTCGGTGATGCTCGGGCTGTTTGAAGCAATGTGTGCAGTGAAGTATGCACGCCGGGCACTCAAAGACAGCAAGCAGCTTGGAGAACTGACGGCAATCGCACAAGATGAATTCCTGAAGGCTGTATCGGCCAGCCCGAAGATCGAAATCACGGCACTGCTCAACAGCAGTGGACCAATGGGGTTGCGAGATCTTACATTCGCTCAGGCAAGGCGAGGTGGATAGTGGCCTCTGCAGTAAGATGGCAAATCAAAGAACAGATCCTGAGGATACTTCGCGAATATTCGCCATGGGAGCCGGAGAGCGACGACGCCGGAATCGTGAAGCAGATAACCGAAGAAGCTATCGTCTTCAGAAAGTCTGTAATGCCGGAGAGACCTGATGGCCAAGGGCGTGACGACGAAGTCATGCCCGGAATCATCGTGTCTTCCCCAAGGCAAGACTACGAAATGACATACAACCACGGGACAAACATGCTTGACTGGACTCCGGTCAGGTTCCTTATTCAGTTCATTGATCGCGACAACAGGCGAAAGACTGGCGGCGAAAAGACATACTGGAAGTGGCAAGAGTTGTGCTGGGCCATTTTCAGCGAGGGTGTCGAGAAGTTCGACAGACTAGAAGATGGATCAATTGGACAGATTGTCTCCGTCCGTGTAAGGTATGTGGACCAGATTGACCCAACGTATTGGGTTAAGCACGACTGTTTCGTTGGCGGAATCCTGCTTGAATTTGAAGTGCTGAACGAAAGGCTCTCGTAATGTCGAACTGCTGCTACACAGGAGCTTTGTCGAAGCTCAAACTTGATGGGCACTTCATGGACTTCATTGAATTCCGTCCGTACGAGGTCTACCAGAAGCTGGCTGACGGAAGTGCTGAGTCAATCAGAGGAACGCTCGACCATCTCGACACCGACATCGACATCGAATATCAGGTTGCGAAATTCCTGATGACAACGTACGTGTCGCCAAACAAGATGCAGTACATTCTTCCGCTTCTTGGAATGCCTGTCACCGGAACAGCGAACACCTACGACACAACTGACACCCTGCCACTGTTTGACACAAAGCTTGAAACCCCAAGCGGAACCCTGTTCACGTTCAGCGACTGCATGGTGAATGGGTACTCAGTTCGCGGACAGAAGGGCGGCGGTCCAATCAGAATCACCATGGATGTGTGGGCCATGAGGATGGCCACATCAGACGCTGGAGTGGAGACGTTCTCAAGTCTTGTGTCCGGGCTGATCTACGCGTTCAGTCGAGGTCAGTTCACGTACGATGGTGTTGAATACCTCTATGACCAATTCTCGCTCGATGTCAACCACAGGTTGATCTACCAGCACAACAACAGCATTAACGTTACGACGATGTGCCCAACTGATCGGCGAATTCAGTTCCAGACCAGCACTCCGTACAACACGTGCAGCGGATCAATCGACCTGTTCGAGACGCCGTGGAATGGCGACATCTCTGGTGCGGCTGGAAACATCGACTTCACGAGAGACACGAACGAAACCAAGTTTTCGTTTGCCAACATGAAGTCCGTGGCGAGAATGCCGAATGTGAACAAGTTCAATGAAATCAGACTTCCGCTCCAGTTCATGTGCTATAAAACTTCTTCAACACCGGCGATCAGAGTTCTGAACGTGGTTGGCTAACGGGAAGGGATTAACCGTGGCTGCGATTATTGGCGATGGATACGACTGGCACCACCAGATCGGAGAGAGACGCTTTGTCTACAGGCCAATGCTATCCATGGAAAGAAGGGCTGTCGTCAAGGCGATGTCGTGGCTTGGAAACGACAGCGGGTTCGATCTCGCAAACAGCGTAATCCTTAGTCACATATGCTTTGGCATGGATAAGTCGCACATCAACCACATCATGATATCAAATCCAGACGGATGGCTGGAGCTATGGCTAACGATCTGCGGGCTGCGTGGCGGAAGTGATTTTCAAAAAGGATGGGAGAAGTCAACAGCAGAGAATCTCAGGTCTGGCGTCAGGCTGTTCATCAAAAACCCAAAGCTCGCCGCACGGTCGTGCGAAAGCTGCAGGGAATTCTGGTACGACGAAAACGGAGACATACCGACAGTCAACGGCAAGCCAGCCAAGAGAATACCTGAATCCCCAGTGTCCTGCGACACCCCTGTTGGGTGCCCTGCTGGGCACTACCTGAACCAACTCAGGCTGACGCCAGACAACAGGTTGGCTTACATCCACTACCAAAGATGTGAGGCAACCGGAAACTTCCCGGACGATGCAATCGTCAGCAGAAACGCGAGAATCATTCAATCAGCAAAGGCTCGCAAGTGAACATAGACGAAGTCATCAAAAAGACTGTCGACGAATGGCAGGTTCAAGAAGAGCCAATTGAGTCGCCGCAACAAGAGGAGCCTGTTCAACAAAGCGAGCCAGAACAGGGTGAGTCCGAAGGCCACGAAAGTCCCCAAGACGAACCACAGGATGAACCGGCTGAGCAACAGGACAACGATCCGATCACGTCTGAAGAACCCAGCCAAGATTCTGACGACAGCTTGGAATATGTCGAACCGTCTAACAATGAAAGCCAACAAGACCTTCCGCTCGACGAAGATCCACCGGACCCGGAAGAGCCAGAGCCGGTTGAGTACGGAAAGAGCGACGACGCTACAGAAGCTCCAGACCCAGTAAGCGTACCGCAAGATCAAGGCGATCTCCCTGAAGAAAATCCATACCCAGACTTCGAAGAATCTGTGGCACCTGCTGGCGTCGACACTGAGCCGGAGCAGCCAGACTCGCCAGAAGCAGAGATGCCAGAGATTGAAGATCCAGAACCAGAGGTTGGACAGGAACAGGAAAACAGCATAAAGCAAGAAGTTGAGTCAACCCCCAAGGATCTCTCAAATCAAAGGTTTAACGTCGACAGGGCTGACAGCGAGCCTCAGGGGTTGAATCTAAATGTCACAATGGGTCTCGAAGATGGTGTCGCAGAGCAGATTGCAAACCAAGTTGCACCACATCTCGACAGGCTGCAGTTGACGATCCAGCACCACATCGAGGATGCTATCTCACTCCGGGAAACTGAAATCGGACTGATGGGAATGGGGAACGACTAATGAAGCTGACATACGGTTCGTACGATTTCACCAACAACATGACTTCGTACCACCGAAACATCAACATCCTGAGGTCGCAAACAGGTCTTGCTGCCATTGCCGACGAGCGGTGGATCGTACGCAGCAAGATCAGGGGCACCAGTGCTGCAGACATCACGTCTAAGTGCAATGTGTTTACCGCGAACATGATAGACGGATTTGACCTTACGTTTCTCGATAACAGCAACGCATCCACGTCGGACTTCATGACTCACGCCGTTCAGCTAAACGGCTGTCGAGTTGACCGAATCAGGTGGATTCCGTCTGCTGGCTCTCCTGTCCAGTCCGGTGCAACGTTCGTGAACTGCCGAGAGGTTGAGGTGGTCTTCTCTGGACAGAGAATGGCCGGGACAACTGGCGACATCATGTCGTGGCACGAGTCTGTAACACTCATTGGAAATGGCGGACCAAAGTGGATCATGGTTCCCTCAATCAATGGAGCAGTAGAGCCAACAACTCTTATTGACTTCACGCCTTACAGCATGGTTCAGATGGGCAGAGCGTCTGGACTCGACGGATACCCGGCGTTCCCTGATGCCCTGTACCCACTGTTTGAACATCAAGAACAGAGAGTTCAGGAACAGGGCACCCCAAGAAGATGGGGCAGAACCAACGCACTCAATCTTGAATACCCGATCATGTGGAAGTATGTTATGGAATCTGCCACAGCACTGACAGGATTGCCGCAACTG